GACGGTCAGTGGGAGGATTCTGCGAGAGAGTCGAGGCATAACAGACCTTGCTTGACGTTTGACAAGCTCTCTAGCTCAGTTGACAGGGTAGTTGGTGGACAGTTGGCTAACATGCCCAGCGTGAAGGTCAGGGCGGCCGAGGAGGGCGACGAGGCCACGGCAGAGGTCTATCAAGGCTTGATACAACAGATTGACCAGCGTGGACTGCAAGCGTTCAAGACGGCGTTCAAGTTCGCGGTTAAAGGCGGTTTTGGCTGCGTATTAGTTGATCACGACTTTATTGATGACGTTAGCTTAGATCAGGACATTCTGATCAGGGAGATCAAGAACCCGTTTAGCGTTTTGATTGACCCGATCATTCAAGCGCAGCATGTCCAAGAGGCCAGGTTTGGTTTTCTGTTTGAGGATATGGAGCGCAAAGAGTTCGAGAGGATGTATCCCGATGCCGAGTCATCTGGGAGCGATAGCGACTGGGATAGCGTTGGCAATTTCGATAGCTGGGTCAGTGATGAGTCAGTGCGTGTTGCAGACTACTTTCGGATAGTGAACGAAGAACAGACGCTTGTTCAACTGTCAGACGGTCGCGTTGTAGACCTAAAAGAAATTGAGCCTGTCCGGGACGAGTTGAACCAGATGGGTATTACCTTGGGCAAGACCAGAAAGGTCCAGGGTCGCAAGCTAGAACGGTTCAAAATCACTGGCATGGAAGTGCTTGAAGAGGTTGAGTGCGTTGGCAGGTTTATCCCGATCATTCCAATGTTCGGCAAGACCAGCAACATCAACGGGCGATATATCACAAGAGGGCTTGTGCGCAAAGCTAAGGACGCTCAGAGGCTGTACAACTACTCGAGAAGCGTAGCGGTCGAGGTTACCGGACTAACGCCCAAACAGCCTTACTTTGTTACTCCTGCGATGATCAAAGGACATGAGTCACGCTGGAAAAACATGATGGTCAGCAATGATCCCGTGATGATGTTCAACTTTGATAATGGGCAGAAGCCTTTTCGAGAGCAGCCCGCGCAAGGTTCACCAGGGTTGATGCAGGACGCGCAGATAGCCGCAGAGGATATTAAATCCACGACAGGTATCTATGATGCCAACATGGGCGCGTCAGGCAATGAAACGTCCGGTGTAGCGATCAGAGGCAGACAGTTCCAGGGAGAGATGGCGAATTTTGAGTTTCAAGACCAGTTGGTTGACTCGCTGGAGTTGGCTGGCAGGGTGATCATCGACATGATCCCCTCGGTCTATGATACCGAGCGAACAATTCGCATCATTGGTGAAGACGAGCGGGAGGAGGTCATCGCAGTCAATAAAACACTGATGGATGGATCCACCGGAGAGTTTGTTAAGACGATGGATTTGACCGTTGGAAACTATGACATAAAAGTTTCTTCAGGGCCGTCATTCACGACGCGGAAGCAGGAAACGGCTGAACAGTTGTCGGGCATCATTGCGCAGAATCCAGCGATGTCTGAGCTTGTCGGGGATGTCTTGTTCCAAAACCTTGATCTTGTCGGTGGTGATGAGGTCATCAAGAGGCTGAGAAGTGCTGGCGTTAAGTCTGGAATCATTGAGCCTAACGAAGAAGAAGCGGCAGCGATGCAAGGGCAGATACAGCAGCAGCAGCAAATTGAAGCCCAGGCAGCACAATTAGAGCTGGCGTTGAAACAGGCAGAGGTTGTGACTGAGCAAGCCGAAGCGAAAGAGCGCGAAAGCAAAGCAATGATGAACACAGTGAAGTCAGCCGTCGAGCAGTTAAAGCTGGCTGAAGCGCAGTCGGACCTTGAATCAAAACAAATTGCACAGATGCGGCTGAGACAGTCAGTCGGCTTACCAATTGTATAAGGCAAGTGACCTATGAAAGGTGTTAAACATTACAAGCGTAACGGTTCGTTGCACACTGGAAGTTCTCACAAGATGGCTGACGGCACGTTGCACAGCGGCAAAACACACAGCAAAAACAGTGCGCCGTTGTTTCATGCGAAAGATTTAAAACAACCGGTTCGATCCCAAAAATCTAAATACGACAAATAGGAATTGATATGCCAATCGTCGATGGAAAGAAATACCCTTACACCCCAGCAGGGAAAGCGGCGGCTAAAAAAGCCAAAGTTGTAAAGAAATCAAAACCCAAAAAAGGCGGTTATGACAAATGAACATGCAAACAAGACCACCGGTTGAAGACATGCTTATGTCACGCCGTGAGACTCCTGGCACTGGCACTGGTGGAGCGCAAGCCCTGGTCAACCAGATGGGTCAGCGGCCGAACATGGCGTTGCCTAACTCTACACCGCAGACGGGAATGCCTCAGATGCCCAACAGTCGCCAGTTGGTGACGGGCAAGGATGGCGCAAAATACCAGGTGGTCATAGACCCCAAGACGGGATTGCAGACGTTCATTCCGTACCGTGAACCGCAGCAGCAGCGTCAGGCAGCACCGCAAGGTATGCCAGGACAAGCAATGCCTGGGCGCATGGATCGAGTACAACAAATGGCACAAGGTCAGCCAGGTGGCGCTCCGCAGGGCGGTGGAGAGTTGATGAACAGGCTGAAGGGGTTGTTGTCAGCGCGTGGCTAACTAACAACTCTAGTTTTATTGATTAAAAAGAACATCCGGTTTAGCGCACCGTAAAGCGCGGGCCTACTTGCTGCCCTTCAAAGCAAGGTAAAAATTCGTGGAGACGAAACTCATATGGAAACTGATGCAGCTAACGCTGAGGGCGATTTATTGCCTAACGGAATCGAGAATGCCGATGTAGATTCTCAAGAGCCTGAACAAGGCGAAACCTCTGAAGTGATTGAGACACCAGACGGTGGTCAAGAAGCAGCAGAGCTATCCGACGAGGAGACCGTCGAAAAGCGGGAAGAGGAGAAGCAGAAAAAGCGTAACTCTTACCAAGCAAGAATCTCACAACTGGCACGACAGAAGAACGAAGCTAACAGCAAAGTGCAGGAGCTGCAGGCGCAAAATGCTTACCTTCAATCGCAGTACCAACAACCTCAGAATGTTCCAACGCAGTATCCGAGGTTAGAGGAGTATGACTACGACGAGGGAAGGCATCAGCAAGCGGTTCTCGAATACACATCACAGTTAAATCAGCAGAACGTACAGCAGGTAATGGGGCAGCAGCAAGCTGCCCAGATAGCCCAGCTCAACAATACCAAACACCAGATCGCATCGGCTACATTCGTGGAAAGGAGCAACGACTTTTCTGTGGACTACCCCGATTTTCAGGAGAAGGTGGGAAGTCCTAATTTCCATCAGTCTGACTTTGTGGCAGGGGAAATTGTTGATATGGACAACGGCCCGGCCGTTGCTTACTACCTGTCAAACAACCGCTCAATTGCCAATGCAATCAATCGCAAAGGCGACATTGAGGCTGCAAAAGATTTAACAAAGATCAGTACCGCACTAGCGATTAACTCGCGAAAAAGGTCTGCCAACACCACTAACGCCCCAACGCCTTCAAAGACGGTGTCACCTCGCGGGAAGGTTTCAAAAAGCCCCGACAAGATGACGCCCGATGAATATCGAAAGTATCGGGGTTACTCAAAATAAATAGGTAACTAAATGGCTAATTCACTACTGACACCAAGTGTCATAACCAAAGAAGCCCTGGCTATTTTGCATCAGAAACTCAATTTCGTCGGTTCAATTGACCGTCAATACGATGACCAGTATGCAAAATCAGGTGCTAAAATCGGCAACGATCTCAAGATTCGTTTGCCAAACGAGTTTACTGTGCGAACTGGAGCGGCTCTATCGTCCCAGGACGTTACGGAAAGCTCGGTCACGTTAAGCGTAGCCACCCAGAAGGGTGTCGATTTTACGTTTAGCTCCGAAGAACTTTCAATGGACATCGACAATTTCAAAGAGCGATACATTGAACCGGCAATGTCTGTGCTGGCATCCAACATCGAATCTGATGCGTTTTCAATGACGAAGGATGTCTACAACTTTGTCAACGGTGTTGGATCAGCAAATACCTTTGCTAATGTAACCGAGGCTCAGAAGCAGTTAACGCTTGGCCTGGCTCCATACAGCGACAGGAATTACATGCACGATCCTCAAAGTGTGGTTGACATGCTTGCCGACACAAAGGGTCTGTTCCAAGATTCTGGCAGCATCGCCAAGCAGTACAAGGAAGGTATGCTCGGACGCATCGCGGGTTTTGATCACTATGAAAACACGCTTGTTCCAACGCACACTTGCGGTACAGCAGCAGCTACCACTGGTTATTTGGTCAACGGTGCATCTCAAACAGGTACAAGCCTGATTGTAGATACTGGTTCGACCACGTTTCTAATTGGTGACTTGATCACCATAGTGGGTGTCAATCGAGTGCATCCTGAGACTAAAGCCGATACTGGAGTTCTCCAGAACTTTGTTATCACTGCGAACTCAGGCGCCTCTGCGACTACGCTGTCGATCAGTCCTTCGATTAGTGCAACGACCGGTACTCAGAACGTCAGCGCACTGCCTGCCAATAACGCCGCAATCGTGAAACTGGGAGGTGCTTCAGGCGCTGACTGGACTGATGACCTGGCGTACAGCAAGAACAGCTTTGTCTTTGCAACGGCTGACCTTGTGTTGCCAGAAGGTATCGACTTCGCTGCGCGAGAGGTGATGGACGGGATCTCTATGAGAATCGTTCGTGACTACTCAATCAGTGCTGACACGTTCCCATGCAGGATTGATATCTTGTACGGGTATAAAACTGTCAGACCTGAAACGGCTTGTCGGATTGGTATTAACTAGGCTAACCCTGGGGGCTTCGGCCCCCTTTTTAATTCTGGGGGCTTCGGCCCCTTTTTTTAATGGTGCATTATGGCGACCAGTCAAAACATTATTGATCAGGCGACGAGCCTTCTGCGTGTAAGAACGTCAGGGGTTACTTTTAGCACTGATGATTCAAACAAAAACGCTGATGTGTTTATCGCGTTACAGAACCTCATTAACGAGTACGGCGAGGATGGCTTGTTAAACATTCCCGCTCCAAGCGCGGTCGGTGATACGTTAGATATCCCTGACGGTGCAGTCAGGGGGCTTGCTTACAACCTGGCCGTGGAGGTGTCTGCCCAGTTTGGTATAGACCCATCGCCAGTGGTTTTTGAAATCGCAAGCGACACAAAAAACAGATTGGAAAGCGAGATCACTCTCGACCTATCTGTAACCTCTGATCTTCGCTGGGCAAATCGAAGCCCGCGAGCAGACATCAATACATTATGAGAGTCATGGCTCCGCTAGAGTCTAGCTATCAAAGCACTCGCCTGGATGCTAATCGGCAGCAAACGCTTAACCTGTTTCCGAATACGCTTAGAGGCTATCGGCAATTCCCAGGGCATGTCACATTCGCGAGCTTTCAGTCTCAGGGCGAACCACTGACAGACACTAACGCTTCAGCCGTCACTGATTCTGATGGAGATGCTGTGCAGGTTTCAATCAACCCAGGTGGCGCAGACAGAGGACTGATTGCTAACGGGCCGAATGGTCTTTTATATCAGGTCACCGGATCCGCATTGTATTCGATTGATTCCAGCGGCAATGCCCTTTTCATTGGAGAGATTAGCAATACTCCGAATCCTGTTGTGATGGCCGCTGATGCAACTCAGCTCATAATCACGACGGGCGGCACACCAGACGTATACGTTTACACAGTAGCCGCTGGGTTAGTTGTGGTGACTGATGACGATCTTCTGACGACCAGCTCCGTTGCCTTTCTCGACTCCCGGTTTATTTATCAACAACCGGACGGGTACTTTGTTGTTTCAGCTTTAAACGATGGCACCACAATTGCCTCGTTAGACTTTGCCCAGGCAGAAGCGTTGCCTGATGATCTCCTGAGAGTCTTCAGTCTCAACCAGCTTCTTTATTTGTTCGGCGAGACAACGACAGAGATATGGTTTACCAGCGGCACAGGTAGACCGCCTTTGAATCGGCAAGCAGTTCTACAGCAGGGCATTTGTGGCACTTACGCAGTAGATTCGATTGACGGCATTATCTATTTTATCGACGGCAATCGACGGCCTGGAATGATCCAAGGTGAGAATCACCAACCGTTATTTGTTCCCGCGATAGGAGAGGCGTGGGCTTCGTTCGGAGCAACAGACTTTGCGACTGCAAGAGTTTCTGCATACTCCCTGCATCAAGAGAACTTTGTCGATTTCATCTTTAGTGATCAGGGGCAAATATGGTGCTACCACGTTACATCTCAAACGTGGTTTGAAAAAGACTTTATGACCACCTCAATCGTTCATCATTATGATCTTGTTTTGGCGGCTCATTCTGCAAACAAAAAAATCTACAGGCTAGACTTTTCAAACTATCAACAAGATGGCGCAAATATGACCAGGCGAAAAGACCTGCCGCTGATTAGTTCTGAGGTGATGGATGTCGGCGGCGCAGAAATGGTTATTGATAAGGTCAAGTTGCATGTCGATGCGTCTGCAAGTTCGAGCGTAGCCTTGAAAGTCTCAAAAGACTTAATCAGTTTCTCGACGATCAATACGATGACTGTGGATGGCAACAAAACTATTGATATCAATTCAATCGGGAAAAGCAGAGAGATTATTGTACGCGTAGAAACCAGCAGTAATACCAAAGTAGATGTTCTTGACGCGGCAATTGACGCACAAATATTAAGAGGATGACATGGGCCAGATAACACAAACAACGACACAATTACAGACGATTTTAAATGATGCTGATGCGTCTAACGCTGGCAATACATCCATATCCGATGCCAGTGATACGAGTGCTACCAGCCTAAAAAAATCAGGCTTCTATTCGCTGCAAGCGTCAAGCTCGAACGCTCCATCTACTGATCGAGCAGTTGTTATCAGCGCGGTCAGGGATACAGCGGCGACTGGCGAGATCAGGTATGGTCAGGTTGTAATCACTGAGTCCAATGGACTTTGGTGGAACTCTGACGACGGCGGGTCACTGGGAACGTGGTACGAGTCTGTCGCAACGACTGCGACTCAGACGTTAACGAATAAGACTCTAACAAGTCCGGTCTTAACGACCCCACAAATCAACGATAGCGCAGCAGACCATCAATATGTGTTTGCTGTTGCTAACCTGGCTGCAGACAGGACCGTCACTCTGCCGCTGCTTACAGGAGCAGACACGTTTGTTTTTGAGGCCCACGCTCAAACGCTGACTAACAAGATACTGACGGCTCCGGTGCTTTCAGGCAGTGCGAGTGCGGCAGGTAGCATTCTATTCAAAGAGGATACTGACAACGGTACAAATGCGGTAACCCTGATTGGTCCGGCGGCAACGGCAGATGTGACTGTTACACTGCCAGCAGCAACGGATACCCTGGTTGGTAAAGCTACAACAGACACGCTGACCAACAAGACGATTACCTCGGTAGTATTGAATACGGGGGTCAGTGGTTCGGCGGTACTAGACTCTGACACGATGTCAGGTGCTAGTGCGACTACACTTTCATCATCAGAATCCATCAAAGCCTACGTTGATGCTCAAGTAGACACAGCGGATACCCTGGCTGAAATCTTAGCCATTGGTAACACTACTGGCGGGACAGACATTGCTACAACCACAACTGACAAGGTCCAATTCCGAGATGCTGCGATTTACATTAATTCCTCGGTTGATGGTCAGCTCGATATCGTAGCTGACAGCGAGATACAGCTTGCTGCAACCACAATAGATATCAATGGTGCAATTAACGCCAGCGGTGAAATCATCGCGGCTAGTTTAGACATCTCAGGCAACATTGATGTTGATGGCGTTACGAACCTTGATGTCGTTGATATTGACGGTGCCGTGAACATGGCGACCACTGCACTGGTCACAGGTGTTTTAACCACAACAGCTACACAAGTAGCAACGGGTGGTATCACCAGTGGCGCAGACATTATTAGTGATACAGACAGTACAGATAGCCTGGGGTCTACGGCGGTCAGATGGCTAAAGGGTTGGTTCGATACGTTAACAGCAGGAACGCTGACGATTGGTTCAGGCAGTGTCACAGATAGTTCTGGCGCCATTAGTTTTGGCAATGAAAACCTTACTACTACAGGAACAGCCACAGCCGCTAGTTTAGCACTTGCTACAGGCGCGACTGTCACAGGGGTTGATAACGGCACCCTCGGTACAAGTGCTACGCTGTTAGCGACACAAGGGGCGATTAAAACCTACGTTGATGCTCAAGTAGACACTGCGGACACGTTGGCAGAAGTTCTCGCCCTCGGAAATACTACTGGCGGCACAGACCTCGCTGTATCCGCAGGCGATGACATTACGTTTACAGACTCAAGCAAGGCCATCTTCGGCGCTGGTAGCGACCTACAGATTTACCATGATGGTAGTAACAGTTGGGTCAGCGACCAAGGCACTGGTCAGTTAATTTTAGAATCTGGCGGTGCTGGCGTTTACATCCAAAAAGGCGCGTCGGAAACGATGGCAAACTTTATCGCTGACGGTGCAGTTTCGCTTTACCATAATAATGTAAAGAAAATTGAAACCACCGCCCTTGGAATTTCGGTAGCAGGTGCAGCTACTTTTAATGCAGGTGCAGTCTTTAACGAAAGCAGTATAGACTCTGACTTCCGCGTTGAATCAAACGGCAACGCTAACATGCTGTTTGTGGACGGTGGGAGTGACCACGTAAACATTGGTACGGCTTCCGATTATGGCGGTATGTTTAATGTAAATGGCAAAATGGTAGTTAAGGCTCTTGATGGCGCGTTAGCAAATGATTTTATCGCGACATTTCAGAACGGAGAAGAAACCAATTCTCAAAGTTTTGGAGTTTCTATTGCCGCAGCGTCTACTGGCAGTGATATTGCTTTAAATGTAGTTGACCATGATGCTAGTAATGTTTTGCTAAGAGTATTTGGAAACGGTGCAACCACCATTGGCGGTAGTGTGACCGCTACGGGAGCAACATTAAGTGGAGATTTAAACCTTGATGTTGCGGCATCTCCGTCTATAGTCTTGGTTGGTGGGGATGGTAACTCCAAAAATATCTTCTTTAAAAAGCAAACTGGTGATACTGAAGAAGCTAGAATAAAAGTATTGTCTAATAATATGATCCTCGACGTTAAAGGAGAAATACATCTTGATGCTGATGATGGCGTTATTCGTGTGCAGGACGCCGCTGGCGATATAGGTATGTTCCAGATGACGAATAGTGATTTTATTATTCGCTCAATGGTTTCTGATAAAGACATAATTTTTAAAGGTCTGGATGGTTCTAGTGTCATCAGCGCCTTAACTTTGGATATGAGCGATTTCGGGAGCGCGGCATTTAATGCGGCTGTTGATGTTGGTACCACTCTGACAGCACAAAAGCTCGTATTAACAAATGGTGTTGCTGGTCAGGGTAACGCAAATCTGAAATTTTCTAACTCTGCTGATGCGATCACGCCCGCAAATAGTTCAGGTTCAAACAACGACAACGCTATAGATTTAGGCGCAAGCTCTGCTCGTTTTGACGACATCTATGCCACAAACGCCACTATCCAGACATCTGACCGAAACGAGAAGCAAGACATTGCAGAGCTTTCTGACGCAGAGCAACGTGTAGCCGTAGCTTGTAAAGGCTTACTGCGTAAGTTCCGCTGGAAATCTTCAGTAGCAGAAAAAGGTGACAAAGCTCGTACACACTTTGGAATCATAGCCCAAGACTTAGAGGCTGCATTTGTTGCTGAAGGCTTAGACGCAAGTGACTACGCAATGTTTATAAACACCGCGTGGACTGACGAAGAAACTAGCGAAGAAAAGATTAGGATGGGTGTTCGCTACAGTGAGCTACTCGCCTTCATAATTTCAGCAATTTAACTAGGGCAATAAAATAATGGCTATAAACACAACCTGGTCAGTGACCGACATGACTCACGTGGATTCTGACGGTGGCGTGATTAAATCGTATTGGAATTGTGTCGCTTCGAGCGATGGAACCCCATCTTACACTGCCTCAGAAGGCGGCAAGCTACTTTGCACCTATGACGCATCCGCATCAGATTTTATTGGTTTTGCAGACCTGTCTCAAGCTGACGTTTTGGGATGGATTTGGACTAGCTTAATTGAAGGCGAAGAAACAGCAGCAGAAGCTAAAGCACGTATTGAAGCTAATCGTACTTCTAGAGTCCAGGGTCAGATTGATCGCGCAGCAACTCAAGCCACGGGATTACCTTGGGCAACAACACCTTAATAACTTACTAAATAAAAGGAATATTAATAATGGCAAAAAACGAAAACAAAACCATTACTGTCAATGGTGTAGAACACAACATTGAAGACCTAACCGAGCAACAAATTGCAATGGTTAACCACATTGCTGATCTGGATAAGAAGCTAGGAAGCCTTGGCTTTAACATGGATCAGCTAAAAGTAGGCCGCGAGGCTTTTGGCAATATGCTCCATGCTTCTCTTGCCGAAACAGACAATATCGAAGAGCAATAAGGAAAATAAAAATGGAATATTTACAACAGCTTTACGTTGTCGCTACTTCGCTCGTGACTATTGCGAGTATTATTTGCAATTACACAGAGACCCCAAAAGATGATCAGTTTTTGGCTAGAATTTACACTGTGCTAGAACGATTTGCTTTCCTCAAAAATAAAGCTAAGAGATAGGGATGAAGCATCCAAATGCAATGCCTAGGCTGGCGCAAGCCGGATTTTACCAGTTTTTAAAAGAGCTGCTAGGCGAAGCATACAAAAGCTACTCGTTTTTTGACTCAAGGCAGACCGGGAATTATACATTCAGCGCGAGGGTGGGACATGAGTTATGCAACTTCAATGGCACATCTGCACAGATAGCCTACCTCCCGGTTAACCCGATCCCTGGACAGACCTACACTGTTATTCGTGAAAATTCAGGCGCGGTGACGATTAACGGTAATTCAAAAACCATTAACGGCGCCTCAACGCTGTCGTTAGCAACAAAAGGAGACGCTTTTACTTTGATTTATTCGTCAGTTGGAGAGCATAAAATCATTGGGAAGGTGGCATAAATGGGGTTTTTGCAAGGTTTTACCCCTGGTTTCTTAGATGATTTTGATTTTACTGGTGGGCCTGTCCAAGATCCATACCAACCGCCTGCACCCCCTGTAAACAGTGGTGGGCCAATCTTTGATTTTATTGGCGAGCCTGTCGGACTGCCTCCAGGTTTTGGTGGGCCTGTCGGACTGCCTCCAGGTTTTTATGAGCCTGTCCTTCCTCCAGGGGTCAGCATCGATGGTGGCGTTGGCGACATCACCCAAGGTGGAATCAGCGGAAATGGCCCTGACGGTGCAACAGGAGGAAGCGGCGGCGTGGGTGGCGCACCAACTGGCGGCGGCAATGTGATTTACAATCCGGGGCCAGGCGTATCCGGCGTGTACGGCGATCCAGGAATTGGTACAGGCGGATTTGCACCTGTCATCGGTGTCCCTTTTGGTGGCGGCAATGACTTGGTTACTTTACCAGATGATTGGGAGGATCGATTATTTGAGATCATTAACGGTGGTGGTATTGGTGGAATATTTGACTCTATTGGTGGCGGGCCAGGCCAAGTGCCAGTATTCGGCGGGCCTGTCCAACCTCCATATCAACCACCAGTGGGTAGTGGCGGCAGTGGCGAGGGCGGTGCTGGTGGGCCTGAACAGCCGATACAAAACCCAGGGATTGATTTACAAAATCCAATTGGTGAACAACCAGTAATAGACGAAGGCGGCGGCGAAGGCGGGCCTGTTTACTCTCCAGGCGGTAGTCAAGGTGGTGGCGGCGAAGGCGGTGCTGGTGGGCCAGACTTTAGTATGCCTCCAGGGTCTATATTCAACCAGACCCCTGGACAAGGCCCAATACAAGGCCCAATACAATACCCAAACCCACAGCCAAATCCACAGACAGAACCAGACCCAGAACCAGAACCAGGGTCAGGGACTGATTTAGAAAACCCAATTGGTGAACAACCAGTAATAGACGAAGGAGATGACAGCGTGGACCAAGATTTACTTGATCGAATTTTACAGATAATAGGAGGTGGTAACGGCGAAGGTGAGGGCGTATTTGCGGAAGGAGGCACCGCAGCGAATATAATGGATATTATCACTGATATTTTCAATGAAACAAACGTAGACACCGACATCGACAATACAGTAGACACCGATGTTGACAATACAGTAAACACCGACATTGACAATACAGTAGACACCGATGTTGACAATACAGTAAACACCGACATTGACAACACTTCCCAAGGCGGCGCTGGCGGATCGTCAAATAGCAACTCCCAGGGCGGCGCTGGCGGAACCGGGGGAGCGGTTACCAGCACAACAGATGTTAATAACGACATCGACAACACATCTGCTGGCGGCGAAGGCGGTGCTGGTGGTGCTGGCGGCGTGGGCCAAGGCGGAACGTCAAATAGTACGTCTGAGGGCGGAAATGCTGAAGGTGGTGCTGGTGGCAATGCCCAGGGTGGAAATGCTCAAGGTGGCGTGGGTCAAGGTGGCGTAGGTCAGGGCGGAAGCAGCAGCTCCCAAGGCGGAACAGGTGGCGATTCCTCAAATACGCTAACAGAATTGCTGAGTAACGTGGGCAACACTGTTTTAAACACGGGCGTGTCTAATTACGTTTCGGATCAGCAATCTAAAGCCAACAAAGATGCGATTGCATATTCGCAAGGAATTTATGATAGCCAGGTTGATCGCCTAGAACCTTTCCGTCAGGTAGGCATTGACGCTATACCCGGCGCAACGGACGCACTGAATAACAAGCCAGAAGTGTTAGACCTGTTTGACGGTCAGCAAACGATTAACCCAAATACAGATGTGCAAGGGCCAACAGCGGGTCAGGTTGATGTAAACAAAATTGATGTGTTCGATAGAAATTCGGACGCGCTGAGATTTCTACAAGATGAGCAAATGCAAGCCGTGAATAATGGATTTGCATCGTCTGGAAAGCTCAATTCTGGTGGTCGCTACAAAGCTTTGCAAGATCGAGCTGCTAATGTTGCTTCGACGTATGCAGGTCAAATGCAGGGTATAAACACCGCTCAAGATCGAGCAAACCTCTTATCAGATTCACAACGATTCGGGCAAGATGCAACGTCGAGCGGCTTTGATTTAAATCAAGCTCAAGGCAACATAGCCAATAATTTTGGCCTAAATAGCCAACTGTTTAACAACAATATGGCTGCAAACAATTTTTATCAGAATGCTAATAGCCAAGATTTCAACCAATTTTTGAACATGCTTCAGCTAGGTGGAAACGCGGCTGCGGGTCAAGGTCAAGGAATGACTAAAACTCAAGGCATCGGGGCGACTCTAACAGAAGATTTGGGCAATATTAAAACATCAGAAGCAAACAGTTATCTTAAAGGCATCAAAGGATTATTCTCATGAGCAGTGAATTATCACAAATGATATTGGCGAATGGCTTTGACCTTAAACAAAACATTAAAGATCAGCGTAACGCCGATTCTAATGAACAGCTTGCACAGGTTCTCAAGCAAAGTCAGATCAATCAGCGTGACGCGCAGGCAGACTACTACAACAAGCAGGCGCGTGGGCAAAGCCTTCAGAATACGAAACTTGCGACAGACATGTCGCGAGGGCCACAGAATACGTTTAAACAAGTGCAAGGCAACGATAACAACTTGTATCAAGTTGAGTTAAATTCGCAAGGCAATGTGGTGAACTCTACGCTTATACCGGGTATGGGTACTGCGCCTAAAAAGCCGCTGACTGCGCTACAAGAAAAGATGTCTCTTGCGTCAGGTATAGATTACGGCAACATGACGCAAGAGCAGAAAACAGAAGCCTACAAATTGGTAACCGGCCCAAAAGCACCAACCAAATTGCAAGAAATACAGCTTTCAAATGCACAAATAAAAAATAACGATCTTAGAAATCCGGCCCCAAAGCCGAATCTACAACAAACAGAGACGTTAAAAGCTAATACGAAGCGATTGAGTCAGTTAGGTAGTGATCAGGGCGAACGTTCTAACAACATATCTATAGCGAAAGATTTCCTAGACGGATTCCAGAATGAAGGGGCCAATAGCGGGACAACACGCACCGTGGCCTCGTTCCTGCCCGGTGTATTTACTGATCAAGGCGAATTCGATCAGAAGCTAGACGCATTCGCTGAGAAAGCCGCACGAGCTTCGTTGAAGGCGAATGGCGATGTCCGGCCCACTGATGCTGACGTTGATGGCGCTAAGGCTGCGTTGTTTGGTATTGGTAAGGATGAGCCTGTCAATATTGAATTGCTTGAAAACTTTATAAGTTCACAAGAGCTTCTTGATGATGAGTTTGCCGCATTAAAGGGAGCCGCAAAAGATAATTCAATAGGCGACTTTGTATATGGTGGCGTTGGCGGCTGGAGTATTGACCCATGAAAACAATAGTTAACACACCTGACGGCAAAAAGATCACAGTTAACCACCCTGATGGCGCGAACAAGCAACAAATCATCGCTTACGCCAAAAAGAACTATAAGCCCAAGCAGGAAGCAAAGCCCTCCTATGGCGAGGCCGCATTAACAATGGCAAGCGGTATCATTGCGGAGCCTATATCGGGTCTGGCGGGTCTTGGCACATCTTTAGTCGGCGGCGGCTTAGATGCGAGTGTAGATACTATTGCAAAGGTGAAAGACGCATTGACTTACCAGCCTCGCACAGAATCAGGTAAGGCAGGGTTGCAGAACATTGGTGAAACGCTCAAGCCTGTCGGAGATTTCTTGCAAGGTGCTGAACGATTCCTTGGCGATAACACGCTTGAAGCGACCGGCAGCCCACTCCTGGCAACAGTGGCCCACACTATCCCCACAATAGCGTTAGAGGCGCTAGGGTTGGTTGGCATCAAAGGCGGCGCGAATGTTGTTAAGAATTTAGACTTGTCAAAGCCTTCAGTCGTTAAGCGGGTGATTGATGAGCAAATCAGTGCAACAGCGGGTAAGCCTCTTGTCGGCCTCGATGATGCGGGAAAGTTCACGCCTGAAGGTGTGGAGACTATTCGTATTGCTAATGGTGACGATGCAGCACTAGCGGCTGCTCGATTCAATTTGTTTAAAGAGAATGAAGTTCCCGCGAACAGATTTAACATCTCTCAATCCACAGATGATGCTGTGATTCAGCAATCTGGGCTAAAGAGGACAGGCCGTATATCTGAACAGGTGGCAGAACAAGACTCCCGACTAACAGAGATTGTTGATAACAAGGTCGAGTCTTTTGGCTCAAGCGCAAACGATCTGCCTGAGACGAACGCCAATATATTTGAATCTGTTGATAATGTCGTTAAGGCGCTGGATGATTCGATAAATCAGGCTTATGTAACAGCTAGAGAGGGGGCGAGTGCGACTGCCGTTGTTAAGTTTGACGGCCTTATAGATACGCTCCGAAAGAACGTATCAAAGAACTCTATTAGCAATGGCGTGATATCAGCGGTCAGGGGTGATCTTGAAAACTTAGGATTAATCAAAGGGCTTAAAAAGGTCGATGACACAGGTATGCGTGTTACTGATGCTGAGAATGTAAGGCAGACGCTTAACAAGTACTTTGAAGGCGCTAACCCTCAAGCTAGGTCGGTTATTAGAGATTTAAAGGGCGCGCTTGATGATGATGTGGCTAGGGCTGCGGGTGAAGATGTATTTCAAGGCGCTAGAGCCGCTAAGACTCGATATCACGATATTATTGAGAGAGCTAAACGGGATAAGCGCGACAAAACAAAAGGCTCATTCTTAGAGAGTGTCATTGATAACAAAATACCCGAAGACAAGATTGTGCCTCGGCTGCTAACGTCTAGGCTTGATGATTTCAAGTCGTTCAAAAGCTTCCTACTCAATGATGCAGGTCAAGCGGGCAAGCAGTCCTTTAAAGACATTCAGGCGCAAGTGTTGCGTGATGGGCTACAGTCAGCAACCAAGACTATGGGCAAGTCTGAGGGCGGCATTCCGGTGTTTAATAGTCGGTTGTTTGCCAATCACTTCAAGAATCTTAGAGCGTCTGGCAAGTTTAAAGAATTGTTCAACTCAGCAGAACAAAAGCTTATTGATGATATTATTGAAATGGGCAGTTTGCGTGTCCCTCAAAATATCGTACAACAAGGCAAGGGTGCGTCAGAGCTTGTTGTTTCTGAGGTAGCTAACAGAATTCCTGTGGCAAGAGGCGCTAAAGGTCTTTTTGACGCGATTCGTATTCCTCTACAAGAGAAGAGGGCACTTGATGCTTTGGGGGCTGTACCCAGATAACTATGGGTTGTAAAAGTCTTAGCCAAGTATCATCGTAGACGGTAATGATTAAGCGCAACGCGATCCAGAACCCGATAAACCCCGCCCATAACGGTGGCATGATATAAGCCAGTCCGTAAGACCAAACCAGAAAAACGATGCTGTACTTAATCATAGCGTACCAGACCTTAACCAGTCTCGGTGCGTTCCACTTGTTCAATAGATTTAACATACTAATAACGCACCCCTTCTAATGTGAAAAAACGTAATAACGTACTCTTCTAACGTGCTAAAAACTGTAACAATATTTACTAAAAACCTGAAAGTTACCGGGGAATATACAGTACCCAAATCAGTGCTTTTTCACTGAAAGTATTCCACGAAATCGCCTAAAAGCCTTGGTACGCCTACATAGACCTCCGGATTGTGATTCCGGTGGTCGCGGGTTCAAGCCCCGTCGCTCACCCCACGTTATTAAAGGGCTGTAGGTGATGTGCAGCCTTCTATTTTTCCCGATGGGGAATATTCTGGGGAATACGGGGAATATACAGTACTTTTAGTGACTTGGTGACTCCGGTAATTCATGGTCATAAACACCCAACATTCTCGCATCAGAGTGCATACTAAATTCTTGTTTCTTTGATCGTTCGGCCTCGGTTATCGCCTTAGCCCTGATTTCGTGAAAGGTAAACTGTTGCGCTTTGGGTAATTTGTTCTTAGCTCTCCTAAAATTAGCCCTAAAGCCGCTACTGGTGTATCGCTGACCTTCGTGATTCCTTACTACCCAACCACCGTGCGCTTGACCTGGAAGGGTTTTAGCTAACTCTAATGCCGCTCTCAATCGAGGCGATATCTTCTTGTAGTACTCGTTATCTGTTTTACCCTCCATAATGTAAACACTTTCCCCGATATCATCCCATCTCAGCTTTAAAACATCCCCTTGGCGTATGCCTGTGCAGTAAGAAACCTCCATTGCGACATGCACGGGTGCGGTGACGGTTGCGAGTAGGGCGGTATAGTCCTTGTCCGATACATGACGCTTCTTTGCCCGTTGAGCGGCTTTCTGGCGCTGGTTGAGTCTTAATGGCAGTAGGTCTTTAGCGGGTGATACAGGCACGTATCCTAGCCTCTGAGCATTGCCAAACACGTTCTTGAACCATGTTAGCTCTAGATTAGCCCGTCTGATGGACTTCTGCGATCTTGCTTGCATATACTTATGGATGTCAGATGGTGTGATAAAACTCGCATCCCAACCCTTAAACGCTTCAATGGGAATTTTGCTGCATTCTTTAATGTAGTCATTCTGAGTTCTGGGCTTCAGTGCTAAAAACCAATTACTCTCATAATAACGGTCTGCATAGTAGGACAGCGATGTACCGTCAACCTGTGTAACATTTTTCCATTCCGTCCAGACTTCATCAATGCTGGCGTTTTTGTGCGCGATGATTCTCGACTTACCATACTGCGGCTTAAACTGATAACTTCCTGACGAACGGAGATAAACTCTAGGCGGCAAATTGACACTACCTTGTCTACGTCTACCCATCGAAGGCATCCATGTTCATTGCCAACTGACTATGGGTCTTAGGTCGGCTCATGCAGGTAATAATCGCCTTTTCGTACATGATAAACTTGCCAGTTGTTTCTTCGAGGATTGGTGTTACACCGATCTGATCCATCCTTTTCTTCTGAAGAATGGGATCACTTGTTCGTAATGTAGCTGCTAACTCCTTGTCGGTCATCGGTTTGCTCATAGTTGTAGTTCCTTCAAAGCGTCTTTATATTGTTGAGCCGCTTCATCTACATGATCTATGGGGAAGCTTCCTAGATTTATGTTTTTTCCATCAACCCATATCGACGCTGTTAATTTGCCTGTGTTTTTATTAAAGCTTACGCCCAGGGGGTATTCTCCTCTGCCATCTGAATTATTAGTGCGCTGAGTAACCAGGCGTAAATTTGAAATACGATTATCGTCTTTGATCCCGTTTATGTGACCAATAACCAGGCTTGAATCGATTGAGCCGTGATGCAGCAACCAGCCGATTCTATGTGATTTGTAACGAACGCCTCTGAAACCTACATCTCGGTTTCGATGGAACTTGCTTAAGCTGCCGGCTTCTGCGCCCATTTTCAATCTTCCGCGATTAGTTTTGTTGGTCAAAATCCCGGTCATCGGATCATAAATAAATAATTCATTGAAATCTTCGTACAACATTTCATTACTGATAATTGGCATGATTTTTACCTCTGACTGACATTATTGCCCGTCCTGTACCGCCAAACCCTCAATTAAGAGGGTAAGGGGGCGCGTTTTGGCATAAGGTGCGCTACCCGTTGGAGTCCCAGCTCATTGCAAGCCAGGATATTGCCATTCTAAAAGGGGACATCTTCTTCAAACTTCTCCGGCTTTGGTGAATTGATACTCGATTGAGTTCCACTTTTTGAATCCAGCATCTGCATTTCTCGTCCGACGATTTCGGTCTTGTAATGCTTCTGCCCGTCTTTCTCCCAGTTGCTTGTTCTAAGCTGGCCTTCGACGTAAATTTTTGAACCTTTGACTAAGTATTGAGCCGAAATTTCAGCAAGGCGTTTAAAGAAAACGATATTGTGCCATTCTGTACGCTCCTGTTTATTGCCTGTAGCATCCTTCCAACTTTCAGATGTCGCCACACTGATGTTCGTCACAGCATCTCCATTCGGTAGTGATCGGGTTTGGGGGTCATTACCTAGATTACCAACGACGATGACTTTATTTACTCCTGACATTTGTGCTCCTAAAAAGTTAAATCAATGTGTGCTTGTTCTACTCGATCGAGGAAGGCTTTAAGCTTTTCTCTGTCGGCTGCAAGTGTGTCCAGGTCTTCACGCAATACTGTTTTCACAAACAATGGGCGCTCATAGTTCCTATCGTCGTAGCTGACAAAGTGCCAAAACTTCACATCTGGCGACATGATGAAAGGTGCTTTTACTTGCGGCAGATACTCCACCGGTACTTCGTTTTTGATGATGTATTCGATGTGCTTTTTGCTGTCGGGGCATTTGATTTCAATACCACCGATAACAAGGGCACCATCCCAACAAACACCATCGGGCGAAATCCTAAACCGCTCAAGTTCGTCATCTTGAAGCATTCCCGTTTCGTGAAAATCAAGACCTAGAGCCTCCGCTGCAACCCTCCTAGCAATCGGCTCCATCTCGTTACCTCTCGCAACTGCGGGAGAATTAAGGTCTGATATCTGCGGCTCTGTCATTCGCTCAGAAACTAACTTAGCCAATAATGTGTCCTGCACTTTCTTTGTACTTAACGCACTTTTTAAGGCGGTTCCGGTGACACAGCCTTGTCTAAGACAATGCCACTCATAAGAACCCTGCTCGACATTAATTGTTTTCACTAAGCACCTCTTTCATGTCGTCTTTAACGGCGATTAACTGACTCTTGATGTGCTTGGGTATTGCCATGAATGCTGTCTGTAATTCTGGCAGCGTAGTAGCGTCCTTTAGTTTTGTTTCCCAAGCGGCCAGGTCTTGACCTGTTTCTGGGATAGCCTCGCGCACTCTCAACGCCAATACTTCTGATCCGAATGCCTTAACCTTAGTCGCATAAATCTGAATACTCTTTTCTGCCCACCGGTCATAAAGCTCCCCGTATAAACAGGCTATAGCGCGACAGTTGGTGATGTTCAGCACCATTGGCGGGGCGTTGTAGAACTCCGCTACAGGAACGCTCTCGTCTTGACCTTGCTGGTTTTTAATCCCCTGGACGGTAATCGTCTTTATCTTGGCAATCAGCTCCTCGCCTTCATTGAGATTCTGAGAACCCAGCAGCATCATTTTGCTCGGATGTAGATTCTTCCAGTGCGTTGTTTTTGATGGTTCGTAAATTAAACTCATATTGGCCTCGCTTGTGGCTATGAATGTTTGTGAAGTAATTTTCTAATTTCCCAAGCTATTAATCGCTGCTTGTTTAGGTAATCATCTGGCTTCATCGCGCCATCTGTCGCTCGTTGAGTAGGGGTCATCATAAGATTCGCCTGCATCGCCACTTGAGTTTCTTTCGCATCGCTGAGTTGTCTGCGGGGGTTGGTTCCTGTTTTCGTAAACGGCTATAACGCAAAACTTTAACTGGATTATCTCTGCGATAGGCATCTAAATCATCGTTCAGCTTATCCATGGCAGCGCGATCACAAACTGTAAATTTGCGTAGTGTTGATATTTTCAGTTGGCGGTTAATTTTGTTCACAAGGTCTTGTTCAATGCTCATATCCCAACCCCCCGCGATTGTGTTTCTAGGCTGGCTCTACGATCAGTCACATCTTCTTGAATCGTCGCCAGCAGTGTGCTAATCACTCGTATCGTCAGGAAGTATTTAGGGTCAACCAACTCGCCCGAAATAGCTAAATCATCAATCATCGTTTGAATATCTTCACAACGATACTCAAACGCTTTGGGCGAAAACCTGGGTGTTTCAAAAGTAGGTAATAACTGAGTGACAAAATCAAGACGCGCTATTTCAGTCTTTTCAAACTCATGCGTCTCAATCGCATTGACTAAAGCCAGTAACGCTTGATTAATCGCGTCCTTAGTTTGCCAATAAACTTTGTGATTTGTTGCGTGGGTAATCGTCTTCATCTCATCGCTCCTATTCGATTTGATGAAACAATAGTAAGACTATAGTCGCATACTTGTCAAATACTATAGTCATATTTATTTCAGAAATAGATTATTGACCGTCTATATCTTTAGTAATTGCCTTTCTACAGTAGCCGAATCCTGAATAACGTCATATTTCGTTTGAAGAGCAATTAGGATGTATAACCCTATTTGATTTGGATCGCCTGCGGCAATCTCGCTCATAACAACTGCCATTGCATCTTCTTTAAAATCGTCGTTCATTACTGTGTCCATAAATTTCATGTTTTAGTAAATTCCAATCAAATTTAATAGAAAAGAAATTACTCTGCGCGTTAGATTCTGCCTTTTTGATGACAGATTTTGATTTAGCGGTTGACATAAGTTGTAGCCTACTGTCTATTTAAAGCTCACTTTTTCATAGCGACAACTAGGTAATGGGTTTACAAGAAGAAGAAAAAAACACACGGTTAGACCGCATTAATGAATTAATGGTTATCACTGGCAAGACCCGCGATGATTTTATGGATCTTGGTTTTACAGAATCGCAAATCAGCGGCTGGTTTGCCAAGGCTGGTTCAGCGCGGGCGCGAAGCCCTGCTGCACGGCAACTCGTTAAAATATGGACATCGTTCGATTGGAGTCCAACGTATGTTGTCTTTGGTAAAGGAGTTAAGAGACTGTCGCAAGTCGACTTACATGAAGACATGTACGAGCGCATGGACAGATTTGAAGGGGTGCTGCAGCTTGCGCTGAACGAAGCAGCGGCAAACAAAAAACGTTATCGTGGTGCGTTGCAGACAATTGAAGATCGTAATGAACAGATTGCGAACAACAAAAAAACGTTAGCAGATTTCGGTGTGTCGCTTGAAGCCGCTGACAAAAATGTGAGTTCGCTTTCTAAAAAGCTAGATCAGGTGCTTGAGCAGCTTGGCAATTCTTACATTGAGATTAAAAATAAATCCGCCTGTGGATTGTAGAAAAACGTCCTTGATTGAGGCTGTTTTTTTTGGTCTTTATAGAGAATAAATATAGGTTCACATGCGTGGTTAGAGATTAATTTGAGAAGGGCTATTTCTTTGGGGCGATGGCGGCTGAAGAAAGAATATGGTTTCTACCTTCCTCGTTGGCATCCAGGTAATGC